TCTGCGAAGATGATCTCGCTGTCTGACGGCGGAACTTCGACCTCTGCTTCCTCAACAGTGACAACAGGAAGACCCGTTTCCTGCTGGGTAAATGCGGTCTCGACCGTTGATTGCGCGGGTTGGCCTGCAGTCGGGCCAGCAGGAACGTAAACTCCCGGCGCAGCAGTAGTGGCTGGCGTCGTGACCGTCGTAACCGGCGGAGTGATCGCAGGAACAGCAGCCGGAAGACCCGTAACAGGAAGCGATATCCTCGGATCCACGGGTACCACAGGCCCAACGGACCCACCCCCACCGCCTCCTCCACCCCCGCCTACGAGGCCGGGAATGCCAGGGACGACCGTCGGCACAGCAGCAGCGGTGCTCGGTAACACAGCAGTAGGATAACGCTCACGAAGTTGCTGTTCCGTGATTAGTTCCGCTTGGGCCACTTCAGGAGCAACCGAAGTCTGGTACAACCCCGGCTGTGTTGATGTCGCGGTCGGTGGCGTGAGTGGCCGAACGACCGTGGTCCCAGCAGGAATGTTGGTGGTCGGCAGATTGGACAGGAAGCTAGCCAGTTCCGGAGAACCCTCCGAAAGCACGGTTCCATCTGGCAACTGTACGCCAACAGCCGTTCTGCGCGGACCAGTGTCCCCAGCAAGCGGAAAGCTGATGCCAACCCCGCTATAGATAGGGGTAACGCCCGCAGGCAACGCGAACGACGTTCCGCCGCTAAAGTAGGTGTTCTGCTGAACCTGTGACGGGCGGTACTCGGGCAGAATGGGACGACCTTGATCCGCAGAGGGGCCGCCAATCACCGCAACCTCTGGGGTAGGCGGCATGAGAGACTGGATGCCAAGACCTGCAGTAGAAAGCGGCGTCCCCGTGGCCAACATTACATCCGCCGCGCGGCCCTCAACCTGCCTCGGCCCACCACCAGAAATGAAGGAGGGAAGATCGGCAAGGGCCTGCGTCGGCGTGATGCCATAAGTCTGCTGGAAGGTCTCCGCACCCGTAGTCATCCCCGGCTGAATGGGCGTCAGGCGCGGCGTGTCCTCCGTCGCGATGACCCCCATCTGCTCGCCAAAGGACGTGTCACTGATGGGAACGCTGCCAACCGTCGGACCGCCGACCGTGGCTGCTTCAGCGCCGCTAACAAACCGATCCTCCGCAGCCGCCTCCTCATAAGGACGCCCGCTGGTCGTGTAGGTGAAATCAACCTGCGGCGTCAGATCCGCAGCGCCGTACTCCTCAGCACGACGAATGGTCTCAGCCGAAGGTCCGGGGCCCCTGAACCCCGGTTCCATCTGCTCAAGCGCCGTCAGCTGACCAACATCCGTCAACCGGCTGGTGTAACTCGGAGCCGCAGGAAGCGAGCCAACAGGCAGGTCAAGGCGCGGGTCATACGGAACAAGGGTCTGTATCCCCGTCGTAGCAGGCCGCGACAGATCAGGCCGCTCCGCCGCCGTAGCCGTCGAGTACTGCTTGCCACCATAGGTGAACGTCTGTCCGGGGCCCAAGGTGCTACGCGCTTGGCTAAACGCATCACCAAAACTGCCAGCAGACGTGAAATCAGTGCCCGTGGGGCCTGCCGCAGCCGCCGTTTCGCGCGGAGGAGCACCCACCTGCGCCGCGTAGGAGTCGCTGCCACCCGCGTCGCCCGTCGTGATCAGGCTCCACAGGCTCTTATCCGTCGCCGAAGCCTGGCTATACGCGTACGGAGTGCCTTCGTTCAGCGAAATCTGCGCAATCGTCTCTTTTACGTCACGATCAGCCGATCCTGCGTTGATAGGATCCATGCCAAAGCCGAGATTTTCGTTCGCGCCCGTATATACGCGCGTCAGATACCCGCCATCGTTCTGTTTCCACTCGAATCCATCGCCAGCGTACGTCCCCTGTGGGCTGACCGCGCCAATGGTGTTGGCTTTCATCGCTTGAGGTTTGGGTGACGTGTCGTCATCCCCGCCACCGCCACCACCGCCCTCGTCAGAAGACCCGAAAAACCGGCGATCCGCGCCAAATCCAAGCAGTCTCAGCATCAGTCTCTCCTTGCGTAGCTGCCGATGCGCTCCTTGCGACGCGCAAAGGCCACCTGAGCTTGCGGATAGAGTTCCGACAGGTGGCGGCGGATGTCCCTCGCAATGAAGAATACATCAGAAGGCCCATAAGGCGCAATCATGTTGGCCACATACAGCACTTCCCCGCTGTCTCTAGCAAAGGCAACGGGCCCAGAGTAGTCCTTCGACTCAAATTCCGCCCGCGTCAGCCAGATCCAAGTCACAAAACCAACGATCTGACCACCTCGATAGTACAACCGGATCTTCCCATGCTCAAACGCAGGGATCAGTTGCCACCCTATCGTCTCGCTGGGGTACTTTCGATACGGTTCGACCGTCGTCCACAGGCTCAAAACGTCCAAAAGTGGCGTGTTCTGGCTCACAAACCTCTCCAGAGCAGCATGGATCTACGTTCTGTCCACAACTAGCACACTGAAAATGCCCGTGTACATGGATCCTCGGGGCAACAACCCCGCAAAACAGGCACCTATCCACGCTGCATCCGCTCAAAAGCCGTCAAAACAGGCCTTGCCACCAGCTGCGGTACCCTTGTCGGGCCAGAAGCCATCGGTCGCGGAGGCGGAACGAGAACAGGTTCGATGTCCTCGTCGCGAGGTTGCGCAGGACGCGGCGGAGGGACCGGAACAGGCGCTCGAGGCGCACTCGCAGCAAGACCAGCAGGACGCTTAGGCGGTATCTGAGTAGAAAGGATGCTCTGAACATAAGCCTGCGTCTCGTCGATCTGAGGAACTCCACCAGCCTTCTCCACCGTCCCAGGTCCAGCATTGTACGCCGCCAACGCCAAGCGGTAGTCCCCGTCAAACTTATTCAGCATCGCAGCCAAGTACTCAGCGCCAAACCGCAAACTCTCCACAGGATCAAACCGATCCTCCAGCGGCTTGACCCCGAACCCAGGATCTCGGGCCGTCTCAGACATCACCTGCGCAATGCCCGTCGCACCCGTCCGCTTGTTCACAGCCCTCGGGTTGAACCCACTCTCCTGCTGTATCATCCGACGATACACGTGAGGGCTAACCCCGTACCGGGCAGCCATCTTCTCCGCCAAATCGTACAGCTGACGCTCGTTCATCAGAACGTGCCCTTGAAGGTTGAACTCGCAAGCGCGCGGATCATCCGACCCTTGTTATCCCGAAGTTCAGGTCCACGCTCAGGACCAAGGCTCGGGGGAGGACCCAAAATGTCCCGCAACGGACGATCAGGATACACCGGGTTCTCCCGCTGCATCTTCTCGCGATACATATCACGCCGCGAAGGACGCCCATCGCCTTGCATCAGAAGGTCCCCCGGAAACCCTTACCCGTCAGCTGCTGCTTGCCACCCGTCGGCATGCTCACGCCCTTGGTCCCAGGATAGTCCAGCCGAGCCATCTTGGCGTCGTAGTCAACCATCCCACCAGCCATGAACTTCTTCGGACGCATCGGAGGAATCGGAACAGACCCCATCATCCGCTCACGGTCCATCTCACGCTCACGCTCCAACTCCTCGCCCTGAAACCGCATCGCAGCTTCCGAACTCTCCCGAACACCGCGCATCTCACGAAGCTCCCGCGAACCCTTCGCAGCACGGCCCCTCGACAGCGCGTTCATCTTCTTCGCCATCATACCCTCCTAGGGCCAAGGTCCACGGACCACGGAACTATACCCTCAGTAGAAGAATCTCGCAACCGACGCACGCATCGCATCGTCCGTAAACGCCGTGCTGACAACACTCCGACGCTTCCCCATCTCCGCCGCAAACAACACCAACCCCAAATCCAACGCCACAAACCCATACACGTCAGGCTTCATACCGCCCTTCCGGTCGTAAAACTCATACCGCGCAGCAGAACCATTCTGCCCATCCCGAGCACGCCCAGACGACTTCACCTGTACCGTAGCAAGACGACCACTCGGCGTCCGACACCACAAATCATGCCCACTCAAATCAACACGAATAACCCGCACACCACACGTCTCCAAGACATGCGCAACCAAGTACTCACCACCCCTCGAGATGTCCACAGTCTCCATGCGCCGCAATACAACAGAAAAACCCCACAAAAACAAGACAGGCCCAGAAGCGGGGGAGGACCGCCTCTGAGCCCGGAGCTAAGGTCCTCGGACCTTGGGCTCTGTACCGGAGAAGCGTGGGTCTCGGTACTTGGTTCTTGTACCTTGGTGGTTGGGGAAAGTCCACAAGTCCAATGAAAAAACCCAGCGAATTTTTTGCGCTTCAATGTACATTCGTCACGATCCCACAAAGACGGCCCCCGAAAAGGGGGGCCCCGCCCCCGTGGGGGGCCTCTCGGCCCCGGCGTCGGTCGGTCCAGTAACCCCAGCCCGACGGGCTGGGGCTGGGGCGCGGGGCGCAAGGTCAGGCCAGCCAGACAAAGGTGCGCACGGTGGTGACTGTTTTGTGCGCGTCGAACGCGTCGCGCCCATACAGTTGGACATAGGTTGCCTTGTTCGGGGGCGTCTCGCGCTGGGTGAGAGAGTAGGTTGCGACGCCCTCGGCGATGGCGCTCGCCTTGATCTGCTCGAGGGCGTCGGTCGCGTGCTTGATCAGGCGTTGCAGCGCCTCGGCCTCGGCGCGCAGGACCGCGCCCAAGCTTGGCGCGTCGGTCAAGAGGTCGACAGTCTCGGCGGCGAGATAGGCCTTGATGATGGGTTGCATGGGTTGGGCTCCTTTGGGTGAAGGGGCCGAGGGCCTAGCGCCCTCGGCCGGTTGCGTTACTTGTCGCGGTTCATCTCATAGGTGAGCGAGTTGATAGCGCGCGCTATCGCTTCCTTGCGGACCTCGCCGAGACGCTCGAGGTCGGCGAGCTCTTGCAGAGTGAGCGCCACCACAACCGGCATGTGCTCTTCACTGGCACATCTGATTTCCATCGTCTCGGTTCCTTTTACTAGGGCGGTGCACCATTGCGCCGCCTGACACCTTCCTACAGGAAGGGCCGAGGGCCTGTCAACAAGTTTCTTGTGCGTCGGTTGTTTTTTTCTTGTTGACAGGGGGCGAGGCCTTCCTGTAGGAAGGGATTAGGCGGCGCGACGGTCGCGACGCCCTAGTGAAAGGAACAGAGACAATGCCCAACCCCTTTGCAAAGACGCGCCCCGTCGCCCAGCCCTACGCCATACTTAAGGGGCGCGACGGATGGGAGTGGCGCGTTCTGAAAACCTACAGAACGCCAGACAATGAGGGGAAGAACGAATATTCCCGTTGGATGGTGGCCGCGCGCTCGCCGCATACCTATGGCGAATTTGAGATGGGCGATACCTACACGCGCGAGGTCCTGCGGTATGGCCGCCTTGTCGCGGCGGAACCGGAGTGGCAGGCGGCCTACGCCATAGCGCATGAATTGCCCACCCCCGCCGAATATCTGGCAACCGCCTGACGCCCTCGGCCCCCGGTCGCAAGGCCGGGGGCCACCCAGCCCCGCGCCGCCAGGCGCAGCGCCCAGGTCCTCGAGCGCCTGGGCGCGATTCATTCATACCCTATCCTATATCAACCGGGCAGGGGGCCGCGCGCCCGGATCGATAAGCCCCGACCCCCGACCCGACCCGACCCGACCTAGCGGCGCTGCGGGGCCCGACCCCCGACCCTGGCACAAGCCCCGACCCCCGACAGATTCCGCTTGTGCGTTACTTGTGGATCATGCTAGGGTGACATCGGGCATTTCCGCCCCTAATTAAACGAGGATAGACCATGCGAGGCATCATCTATCAAGGCCCGAGCCTATACGACGGCAAGCCCATCGTCGTTATCGCGACCTATTCCGACCGGAACACAAAGACGGGCGGGGTCGTTCAAACCTATATCCTGCGCGCCGACATGAACCCGCTTGAAGCAAGCAAGACGGGCGACGATGCATCAATCTGCGGAACCTGCCCGCTGCGGGGTGAACCCACAACCGACCCCGCGCGCAAGCAAGCGAAGGGGCGCAAATGCTATGTGAACCTAGGGCAGGGGGTGCTGATCACTTATCGGTCGTTCCTGCGCGGCGTCTATCCTGACGCGCAGACAACCGACGCGCGCCGCGCAATCGGTCGGGGGCGCGTCGTGCGCGTCGGAACCTATGGCGACCCCGCCGCAGTTCCGTCGCATGTATGGGACGAACTCCTAGCAGATGCGGCATCCCATACCGCTTACACGCATGCGTCAGGGTGGCGTCCCGATATCGCAATGCAAAGCGCCGACAGTCTCGAGCAAGCCCAAGCCCATTGGCAAGCGGGCCGTCGCACATTCCGTGTGCTAGTGGACCTAGGCGATATCGTGCCGGCGCGAGAGGTGCTTTGTCCCGCAAGCAAAGAGGCGGGCCGTCGCACAACCTGCGACGCGTGCCGCCTATGCGGCGGCAATGCGACCCGTTCGCCTAAATCCGTCGCAATCGTCGCGCACTAAGAACCGGGGGCTGCGGCGTCGTTCGCGGCCCCAGCCACCGGCATCGAGCCTCGGTCCTCGGTCCCAGAACCAAGAGCCCCCAACCCCGGACCTTGGTCCCGACCCGACCCGACCCCGACAAGACCCGACCCCGACCCGACAGCCCCGACCCGACCAGCGTAGTGCCCGACCACCACGCCACGAAGCAACTCCCACGCATCCCGACCCGACCCAACCCGACCAAGAGCCTCGGTCCGAAGGCCCATGGACGCAAGTTCTAGGACCCTGGAGCCGGGGTATAAGGCAATCTGATTGCTTCTTGGGTCTTTGACCAAGAAAACCGATAGACCTCCTCGGGCGAAATAGACGGTATGCCACGCGATCTGATGAGGGGATACTCTGAGTGAAAATTTATTGCTTACCTTCAACTCAACCCAGACGGGCAGGCCATCGAACAGCACATGAAGGTCGGGGACGCCGCCTCCAGTCTTGTTTTCAACGCGAAAAGCAAGGCTATTCTTCGGAAGACTCTGCTTCAGCGCGTTCCAAAAGTTGGCCTCTGGACCTCGGGACATGCTTCACCTCTGTTGCGGTGCCGTCGATGACGAAAGCGCCGGGGTACTTCTCTTGCAAGGCCATGAGTCGAGCGGTGATCTCATCGCGTGAGAGTTGATCAAGCGTGTTGATTGTCTCGCGTCGGTCGATAGTCAGACCGCCCAGCGCAGACCGTATCTTCTCGGCGTTGATAGCAGCGGAGAACTGGTTGGCCTGCTCGGCACCACGGGACAGTTCGTGCAGCCGCTGTAGCTGCCCCATGAGGGTCACGCCATACTTGCGCTCGCGCTCCTCGCGAAGTTCGTTGATATACTCAACGACATGGGGAAAGTCTTTCCCGTTGATGAGCTTCGATGCGTAGACGTGAGCGATCTGCTCCGAGTAGCCAGCGAGGCGGGCACAAGCAGCGTTGGTCCTCGCGCCTTCGACGTAGAGTTCTGCGAACCTCTTCTGCCGCTCCGTCAGCACGCGGCCATGCTCTTCCTCGATCTTCTTCTCAACAGCAGACGACGTGGCCTTCTTGCGTCGCACAAGGTCTCTCACGAGACGTTCCTCCATCACAACAGCAGGGCCCGATGCCCCGAACCACAAGCAACATACAACAGGGAAGAGCCCCCGCCAAGTTCCCCTATATAGACCTTTTTCCCAAGGCTTTCCGATTTTCCGGAACCCAAAAACACCGACATGGCTTGACTATGAACTCATGTAACGTACTCACGTACTCACACTGTAATAATTTTGTTTGTGTGTTTACGGCACCTTACACGTCGTGAGTACGCATAATACGCTGAATACGGCATTTTCGAATTTAGAAAATGCGTGTGTCCGTTTCTGGCTGTAGAGGTCTATATAGGGAAACTCGCGACCTCAGCCCCAGGCCCAAGGCCCAAGGTCCGAGGTCCCTGTTCCTAGCGCCTTGATCCAAGGTCCACGCCCCTCGGTCCCCTGCCTCGAGCCCTAG